GTTACAGAATCTTTGCTGGGCATCCTGGGTTCGAACCAGGGACATTTCGATTAACAGTCGAACACTCTGCCAACTGAGTTAATGCCCATCACTATTTAATTATACAGTGTAACCGTCATTGGTTGCTCGCCATACAGACGCAGGATGATTCTCCTGAACAGCCAACTTGGTTGCTTCATCTTCATACAATCTTATTACATGGACACATACGTCATCGTAGTTCTCATCTTCTTCTGCAGTTGTTGGAATACCGTCATGGGTACTACAAACAGCAGGACCATTCCAGCCCTGTGATAAACCATACTGCAACCATTCGTCAAAAGTCATTGACATAGAAAAACCCCTTTCAGGTCTATATCTATTATAGGCTACCGAAAGGGGTTTGTCAAGTTATTTCTTTGCTGGAATGTTGTCAACAAAGGCTCTGTCAATCTCATCATTGGTTAGTTTACCATCGTTAAGATACCCACGAGATAGGTCTTCAACTACGTTAGCAATCCCCATAAACCCTGCCAAAATAGCAGTCTGGACTACATCAATTCCAATTACTGCACCTGCACCAATGGTAGCCAAAGCAGTTACCAAGAACAGAGCAAGCATACGCTTTGCAATCTTTAAAATATTCATTAATCTTCCTCCTTATCTTTTGGATTTCTAAGTGAATAAGTAATCATCCATAGAACAGATGTTCCAACGATTGCGTATCCTACAACTTCTTTTGCTGAACCCTCAAGGACTAGCCATGCCACAAACATACCAAGGAGTGTCCATGCTTGACCTATTAGGTCATTTAAAAATTTCTTCATTAATCTTTCCTCCTTATGCTAGATGTTCCACCTGAGCCACCTGCTGATACAGATGCTGCCGCTGATGGTGCTGCTGCAGTTAGTGCTGCTCCTGTTGCTGCGTTGACTGCTGCTCCAACAGCAACAATTGCTGTTACAACAACCTTCTCTGATTCTTCACGAACCTTCGGAGACATGTCTGCTCCAACGTTACCGATAAAGTTAATTGCATCTACTGCAGCGGACAGACCAGGAATTGCTGCAAGTTCTTCTGATAGTTCAATGTCGTTTGCTTCTGCTGCTACGAATAATGCTTTCAATGCTTCTTCATACTCTGCAGAGCCTTGTTCTGAATTATTTAAAATTTCATTTGCAACAGAGATAAGTTCTGCTACTTGCTCATTTGAAAGTGTTGCTGGGTCTACCGTTTCAATGTTTACTGGTAACTCAGGTTCACTGGGTTCGGGGGACACTGGCGGCTCTGGCTCTGGTATCGGTTCTGGCTCAACTTCTTCTGGCTCTTTAACAGGTTCCTCGGTCTCCGTAGGTGTAGGTGTTGGCTCTTCATAAGATGGAATGGAGTCAAGTTCTTGTTGAGCGACACGCAAAGCCTCCTGTTCTATTGTAACACCATTAAGTGCTGATTCTATTTTACCCTGGTTTTCAATTTGTTTATCTTGTAAGACTTTTAATTGTGTAACACTATTCTCAACCTCTAACTGGGCTTCCGCATATTCTACAAGTGAGTTATTGTATATTGTCTGTGGCTCTTCTAGCAACTCTAAAAGTTCTGGGTTCTTAATCAAAGGTGCTGATGGCTGTCCTAAATATGAAATAGTTCCTATAACATGTTTGTACCATCCACCACAAGGGTCTCCCCACACATTGTTATCTGCTTGTATTGTTATAGAGTTAACTTGTAGGTTTGGTCTGATATCTACTCCACAGGCTGGACGGTCTTTGGCTTCATAACGTAAGTTGCTGGTAGTAAAGACTGCACCTTCTGGAGCAGTAAATGTTGCTTCTCCACCTTCGTCAATTTTAACCTGCATAGTTCCTTCAGTAAGTAATGGTTCTGTTGTGTAGTAAGTTTCGTAAGTATAGATAGTCTCGGTAATTTCTTTACCGTGGACAATACTTAGTACAGGGTTTTTAATTTGAGGTCCATAAACTCCATACCAATATCCAGAGTCAATGCCTGTAAATGAAATAGTTAGGTATGAGACAGGACCTGTTGCTGCAAGAGATACGGATTTGTTTTGCCAATCATGCGAGCCTGTTGAATTGTATGTTGCTGTTCCAACTGGGTTTTGGTTAATGTCCTTGACCTCAATCTTCATTGAGTAAATATCTACCTGTCCTCTGTTAGTGTCGTTGTTAAACCAGTCGGCAGAAAGATTTAGTGTTGCATTTTCAAAAGGACCAGAAAACAATCCTTGAGTAACAGTTTGGGTTTGATATGAAAATATAATTTTACCGTCTACAAGTGCTGGGCTAGAGCCTTGCCATCCTGGATTCACACCAGACCATCCCTCTGTACCTCTGGAGAAGTCAGAGTTAAATAAAATATTTTCAACAGTCTGAGTTTCTACTCTTGTAGTTGTGTTCTCAATTATTCTTATGTTTTCCTTTTGATAAGTTGGTGCTACCCAATCAGGGTCTGAAATAAGATTGTTGTCGTATTCGTATTGTGCTTGGTCTACCGCATCTTTTGCTGTTTCTACAGCCTGTGCCTTTTGGATTACGCTAAGATTTTTAGTGTCTAAAACTCCCTGGGCTTCTGTCAAAGCCAAATTAGTTTCTGATTGTAGTCTTTGGGCTGCTTCTAGTTCAGCCTCTGCCGCTGTTAATCTATCCTGGGCAGCAGAAACATTAGCCTTTGCTATCCCTACCTTTGCGTCATACTCTGCTCTTGTTTCTGCAGATGCTGATTGTGCTAAAAGGATAGGCGAAAGTGCTAGTGTTATAATTGCCAGTATAAAATGGGTTTTTTTAATTTTAAGTCTCCTTGTTGGAAGTGCCCAACAAGACTATTATACCACTACATTATGTTTATGTTAAACTGTTTAAAGTATGAATCTAGGTCTTTTTGCTCTGGTCTGTTGCGTTCAATGATGTTACGCTTGTCAAACTCGTGCAGTTCTTCTGTTGGTTTTCTATCACGGAATGTGTGTATTTCAATCATCTGGTTATTATCTTTTACAGTGTGCGAGATAGCACCAAAGATAGCCCCACACACAGCGTCTGCAAGGTCCTTGGAGGACTTTCTAGGGTGGTCTACACGATTACCCCTCATAATTTTCAACTCAGTTAGTTCTTCAAATAGCAACTCTATTGCTGGCATAGCAAGGCGTTCCTCATAAACAAGCATAGCCATATCTTCATAGTGCTTCTTGGCAACAGAGACTGTCTCAGTCTTTATACCAACAGACTTAAGTTCATTCTGGATATCAAATGATTGCCAACGGTCAAAGGAAACCATTCCTAGGTCAAACCCTAGTCTTCGTAAATTCTGAATCCATTGTTTTACTTCAGAAAGATTAACAGGACCTTCAACCTTTGGCTCCCAATACACTACTGCATCTACCACTACGATAGGCATTACTTGTGCATAGTCTTTAACTACCTGCACATTTACCCATTTCTCAACGTGGGCAATAGCGACAGCACACTTATCGTGCTTCTGTGCAAGGTCAGCATGGACAAAGTATTTTTTGTCTGGGTCTGGCTTGAAAGACTCCATAAATCTTTTGTTAGAATCGATAGGGTTTACAATGGTCATAGTTGCACGAACCTTCTCTTGTTGCTTAAAGAATGCATCTGAAGCATAGGTAGGAACACAAGCAAAACGCATCATAGCATCTCCAAGGTCTGTGTAGAATGCTAACTTGAAGTCATCAATTTTACGAGTAGGGTTGACTACCCATGTAGGTCTTTTGATAGCGAACATTCCAGGAAACTTATATGATAGGATGTTGTCTTCATCCCACTCAATCTCTAAGGTGTTTCCCTCTGTGTCTTCTGGAAGGTCTGGATTCATAACAAATTTATGTTTCTTTGTTACTACCTCTTTGTCTGCAATCACAGCATCGTATCTTTGAGAAATGAAGTCTCCAGGGTAACGAGGAAATGATAGCAAGGCTACCTTTCCAAGGTCTGGAAAACGAGAGTCTACAGAAGCACGGAAGGCTTTGTAGATATTGTCAGCAGTTTTGCCTTGGTCATTTCCAGCACTGTTCTCACTAGCAAAACCAGAAATCTCATCCAGTACTGCAAGGATAAGGTTAAGACCCTCGTGAGACTCACGCTCAGAGTGACCAGAGTAAACAGTAATAGCATTATTAAATTCAATGCTGTCTACCTTTGCATAATACTTTCCAGCAAACCATGGTGAGCGTTCAATCTTATTCTTGAAGCCTTTAAAGAAAACGTTTTTAGCCTGTTGTGCGTTGATAGCAATGTTAATAATATCAATAGCGTCACCAGTAGGCTTACCAAAGTAACGAGCAGGGTCTTTCAGACAAAGTAATTTATAAACGATATAGCAACAAGCAACTGTAGATACGAAGTCCTTACCAGAACCCTTACCTAGTTGCAGGATAACTTCATTCTTAGTATACTTATTGTAGTATCTACGACCTTCTGTGTCCCCCAGGATTTCAATAACTTCTTCTAGTTTGTAAATTTGGCTCATAGCCTCTACAATGTCGTACTGAATTTGTGACAGTGGAGGTTGCTGGAGATATTCTTCCCCTTCAACAAATGTTTTAACATCTACTGGAACTTCTGCAAAGACATTGCTTTTAAGAACTTCAAAGAAATCATTGAACATTGACAATTGTGATTACCTCTCGCTCTTTCGAAACATCAGAAAGTCTACGCATAATCTCATCACGAATCTGTGGATACTCACTAGCAATATCTCTAAGAATACCAACAAGGATATCCTGCTTACGCTCAATCTCTAGCATCTCTTCTGCCAGTTCTTTATTCTCTAATAGTCCTGCTTTTTGTAGCATATCTATACGAGTTTTCTCTAGGTCCATAACCAACTTAATACCTGCGGTTTTTGCACCAAGGTTTGCAACAGTAGTGGCATCGTCAATGACCTCATATGCTTTGCTAATTAGTTTATTATAGTGTGTGTCTGCACCAACCAATGCTTCTTTAGCCCTTGCACGGATAGCAGCATTGTCAGAAGCCATCACACGCCACTGGTTAATGTGAGCAACAACCTTCTGTCTTGGTAATGCTAGTTCTTTAGAAATCTGAGTAGGTTCTTCACCCTGGAGATACTTCTCCACAACCTTGTTCATCTCATCTAGATGTTCAACTGTTAAATCTTCAATCGACATTTTTCTTTCGCTTTCCTCGCCTTGTTGGTATACGCTTTACTCTGTCTATAGAGTAAGAACGGTAAGCACCCATAGACTTCTTGTGTACGTCAAAGCAATCTACCCAGACCTTGCCATTTTCGGTATTAGTCACAACAGCATCAAACTTAAATTTGCCACCATGTTCTCCCTCTATCTTAATGATATCACCTTGTAGGATAATAAAATTGCCAACTTGCAACTGATACTCTCTGCTAAACTTGGTCTCCTGTGGCTTTATTGATTTTACTTTTTTCATCTCTTAGACTTCCTTAACTTAAACTTGGCTAGATAAACATAGATAGTCTCTACGCTAGTGCCACACTCTAAAGCAATCTGCTCTGGAGTTTTCTTGTCAAGGTGGTAGCGTTTCTTTAGCCAAGCCTCATTTGTATAGAACTTATTAGCCATTAGTACCCAAACGCCTTATCCCAGTTCTTTAAAGCCCAATGTCCAATAGCACATGCATCCGCAACATCATCATCATCTAACTGCTTATCATAGTTTATATTAACAAAGTTAATTGTTCTTTGCTTTCTAATACTTCGTTCCTCATTCTTAAACCAAGAAACAGACTTACCTGGATTCTTTTTTTGAATCTCATGCTTCTCTTCTTTAGTTAGTTTTTTATTACCAATAAAGTTTTGCCATGTCATCGGAGATACAGAACCAATCTTCTTTACCCCAGACATAGAAGCAGCCCCAAGCAAGGCTCCCTGGACCATAGCCAGTTGAGCAGCAGTCTTAGGGCTGTTCATAAATACTGTATGTTCAATTATGATTGTATCAAAGTCAAACTTATCGAAGAAAGCCTTGGTCTTCTTGGCAGCATCCATAACCTTGTCGTATGTCTGTACACCTTCAAACTTAATCTTTCCACAAGCAATAATCCTGTCATCTTCAAAAATGGCAAAGGCTAGACTGTTAGTACTTGCATCAATAGCACAAAATCTTTTAGGCTTCTTAGTCAAATTTAATTTTACCATTTAGAATATCCTTAATCTCTTTAAGAGTGTCTTTAACATCATCTGGGTTTACCTCGCAAGATTGACAAATAGTTTCTTCCGTGTACATTGAGAGTTGCTTGTTACAAGTCTTGCACAGTCGAATCTTGCCAGCACGTTTCTTAACTTTATCTTTGAGATACTTCTGAGCAATCTTTTCTCTAGTTGCTTGTTCTCTGCATTCGGCAGAGCAGTATATCTGATAAGATAATTTAGTTTCAAATTGCTTATCGCACCAACTACAATGTTTGTTCTTCATTTAAAGGCTCCAGAGATTTAATTTTTATCTCTCCAGAACCTGCAGAAGCACAAGCCGCTTGTATAGGGCATGTCTTGCATATCTTTGAATTAGAACGATAGTTTTTCTCTGGCAGGGTTTTATCTTCCCAAGCCTTTCGAACATTTCTCATCCACTCAAAAGCGTTCTCTACCCACTCGTACATGTACTGATTTAATTCTACAGGAAAAATCAAC